GAACCTTTGCTCATATAATTGCAGCATATCTGCTTCGCCTTTCATGTAAGTATACGCTTCTACAAGCGAACCGTAAAGAAGGGCGTTAGGAGCATTGGTACTGAGCCAGCTAGTGCCTGTGCCTGCACCAGCCGTTATACTTGTCGGCTTGTAGTAATAATGAAGCTCGACATCGTATGCTATATTAGGCGTTGGGCTTAAAATAAAGTTGTCTACGTCAAAAACGCCGTAATACTTTGGTACGGCTGTACCACTTAATGTGTTGTAATATTCTTGCAGAAAGTTAACGTCTTTTAATTCTAAAAAATTCTTGTAATTAGCTGTTGTTATCTGCAAGGAAAAAGACGATAAATAATCATTAGGCACGTTTAAATACGGGTCATTAATTGTAAGCTGAGATGTGGCATTTTTACGAAATAGCTCAAGATCGGCAACTGTTAGAATACGGTCTTCTGCGCTTCTAATAAACACAGGCAAACTATTTACAAAAGAAGTCTCTTCATTCTCTGTAAAGTTCTTAATTGCGTCTTGTAGCTCTGTGTATGTAAATGACATGTCACTTGCTCACTATACTATTGTTATATTTCCAACCATACTACTATGATTAGTGCATTGATATACCAAAGATGTATCGCTTGGCTCATGTGGAACGATAAACTGGGTTAATCCAGTGGTAGAATTGTAGTTATCTGTCACCCCTGTTGTAAAAGCAGAGCCGCCATTAGATGTCCTGATTTGCAAGGGATGACTTGATACATTAGCTGTATTGTCAATCAGATATGTGTGACCCTTGTAGAAGGTAAAGTTTGGATTATTGCCTGAAGTTGCCCCGGGACCAGTAAATGTATACGCAGTAGAACCGTTCACACCAGCGGTGTATTTGGTCAGGGGGCCGCTTGCCTCATCACTTAAACGTAGCCAAGCTCCGCCGTGGGCAAAATACATCCCCCCAGTTGCATGAACATGAGCAACCGCTCCATGATACGTTGATGCGCTGGGCAGGTCGGTTAAAGCTCCATAGTAAAAAACAATCTTGTTAGCGCCTTGGCTAACGTCAAGAACGCCATTTGTATCAATAATATCCGTAAGCGTTGTTCCGTTACCTAACGCAGCATAAATTTCATCAAAATTGTCGTTTATTTTATCAGCGCCTACACGAAGAGTATCACCCGTGCCATCATTAGCTGACGATCCAATTCCTACTGCTTGCTTTGCCATTTAAGCCTCGTCAAAAGTTTTGTTTGTTGCATCAAGTGTAACACTTGTTTCATCAAATGTTGGTGCCGTTGCCCCTGAAGCGGCGCTTTTTTCAGCAGTTATGTTCGCACCGCCTCCTTGTTGACCGCCAATTGTTGCTGTTTCCCCAGTAACAGTAAATGTATATGAGTTAGCATCAACAACAGTAATCGTGTATCCCGCAGCTTGTTCTAAAACAGTTTTTGTAAAACCGTCAAATGCCTGTGTTTTACGAAAAATAACAATATTTGATGTGCTGCGCCCATGAGAAGGCTCAAATACAGTGATTACTGAAGAGCCTGCGTTGCCTGATCGAAAAGGATTCAATAACAAAAGAACTTGGACATCTGGCTCTTTTCTTGGGTCTGGCCTTGGGTTTCTTAGAGCTTCAGGGTCAGCCGAATGCCTCACAACTTCAAGCTGTGGGTGCTTCGGATCCCACTCGTCTTTTCCCACAAGCAGACCATTCCATTCTTGCCGCATATCACGCAGACGATAACGGAAACCAGATCTATCTGATATTCCATAAGCGTCTTTGCCAACAGCGAACTTACTCATTAGCCAACCCTGTAATACTGTAAATTAGGAGTTACGCTAAACGAGGCTCTGTCTCTATCTTCAGCTTGCGCTCTTTCAAACTCCTCATCGTATATAGCTTTTAACATTTGAATACGATCAGGAGCTTTTTTTATAGCCAAATAATACGATAAACCAGCAGCTAAACACGGATAAAATCGAAAAGGCATTTTCAATGTGTTATCGTAATCATCCGCGTCATCCATGCGAGTCAAACAATCATACACGATAATGTCGGTAGAATTGTCTGGAGCAGGCCATACTTTAATTTCAGGAGTTATTTGACGATTCACAAAAAGCTGCGTTGGTCTTCCTTCTGTTGTTTTAGTAGGAATAGACAAATACTGATCACGGCTTATCCTAGACATTGAAAAATCAGTGCCTTCTCTACGAACCGCAAAAGACAAAACATCAATAACATCCGCACCAATAGAATAGCTTGATGTGGACTTAGTTAAAGCTTGTGTGCGTTGCTCAATAGTCCACTGGTTCAAGCCTCTATTAGCCCAATCAGCCAGCATTAAATTTAAAGACCTTCTGGCTGTTTTTAAATCGTAGCCAGTGCGAAGCTCTAGACCACAACGCTCAAAAGCTTCCTCAATGTAATCACTTACATCTAGCTCAAAATCAGTTGACCCAGAAACAGCCATTACTTGATTAATCCCATAGCCATGAGTTTACGAGGAGAAACTTGTTTAGCAGCACCGCCACCGCTCATCTTTTTGGGAGCAACTCCACCACCGCCACGCATACGCCTAGCTTGTTTAGCAGCGCCACCACCCATCATCTTTTTAGGTGCAGTCGCACCGCCACCACGCATACGTTTAGCTTGTTTTTTGGCACCTACCATTCTCGTGTCTCCTGTATCTGCGGTTTAAGATCAAATTAACGTAATCTTCTGTGTCATAATTTTGATAGTATCCCATTTTTTCCAGCTTTTGACTAGCCTCATCTAATTCTGACAGTCTTTGTATGAATACCATCGTAAAATTTGTTTGAAAAGCAAGCAACCAAACATCCATTTTATTGTAGGCAAACCACTCATTCATTGCCACACAAGCCGCCTCAACTTCTTCGTATGTTTGTGATGGTTCCTCTTCTAAACAGATTACAATTGAATGCTTATCGCTAAAGTTCTTGCACTGTGCTGCTATAGTTCCCCACAAATCCTGCCTGCTAACACACTCAACTATTCTTAACTTGTCTTCTTTAAAAGCTTTTTTTGCATAAGGACAAGGCGCAAACCCCAGATCTGGGTCAATTACACTTAAATCATTCATAACCCAGTCTTCAATTATCTTTAAGATTTCTTTCTTCTCTTTAATGACTTCACCCTTCTTGGCTTACCTGCTGGTTGCCCAAGCCTCTTCTTTTGCGAAACCCTACTACGTTTTTCCGCCGCTGTCATTTCTTTGGTTGTTTTGGGGGTTTTAGAGGAGACACGTTTGGAGGGGCGACAATATGGAGTTTTCCGTTTATCACCTTTGCTACGCCCACACGCTTTCCCCGTGGAAACGTCTTTCCAGTCCTCTTTGAACCATCTTTTGAGAGCCAGCCCACTTTTGGTTTTCCTTACCGCCATGCTAAAACCCTATCACCACTCTAAAAGCTTATCACTACTATTCGGATCATATTCACACATATAAGATCTAGGACAAAATTCACTTACTATCATTGATGTTCTAGTCTTGTTGGCTCCTAAATAGACACAATGCCATTCACCATTCACTTTCTTGTACTTTTCAAGCCTACACTCAACAAACTTAGTGTCTGCTCTTGCTATCATAGAAATCACTACAGCGAAAAGAACTATAACAACAACTATAACTCCACTAATCATAAAGAACTGTTTTAGGTTCTCTTCAAACTCTCTAGCTTCCTGTATTTTTTTTCGTTTCTCCGCCGCCGCAACTTCTCTAGCGGCCTGTATGCGTCTAGCCCTCTCTTCTGTGATGGATTTCCAAGTGCCGGGGCCAAAACGCAAATCAATCATTTGCGCTATTTCTCGCATTTGCTCTTGCGCTAACTTAGCGTCAATTACCTCTCTTGCAACATTTGTAACACCAAATTGATCACCTACACCAACGCCAGACTTCTTACTTCTTTTGTGCTGAACCTGTTTTTCGCCTTCAAACAGATTATCAATATATCCAGCAATATCAGAGACATCATTAGCGGTTCCAATAGCACTCTTGATGCCATCGACTGCACTTTTAAATAATGCGAATCCTGCAAGGGCAGTCGAAATTGGTTCCATTTATATCTCTACGAATATTTAGTTTCTTTTCTTTTGTTACTCATGACAATTCCACAACCTCTAGCAACATTTGGGTTACTAGAAGGCCGCTTTGCCCTTGTAACTGCCCCTCCAACTTCCATTTTTTTAGGCTTATTGCCCCAATTCTTTGCTCCAACTTTCCTGCATTTCGCAATGGCTCCTGAAGCATATGCGCTTGGAAAAACCTTATAACGAGCCTTTACCTTACTATAACAAGCATCTTTAGGCATCTTAGAACTCCGCTTTGATGGTGGGCTTGAAATTTGTTTTGGGATGGAACTGCGCGAGATTGCCATCATACGTCCTTCCTGTAAATTCTTCCCACATAGGTTTTAGCATCTGGTGGTTTGCGTCTACTTTAACAGCTATGACCGCTGTATCCATTTTTAAATCTACAATAGAAGTGCCTATCCAACCAAGTAGCCCAAGCAAGGCTGTGAGGAAAACAGAGCTAGAAGCGATTGCAATACCCTTTAACATTTCCATCTCCTCCTAGCTGCACAAATACGTTTTTTTGGCGTTTTCTTGCAACTAATATTGTGCATTTTCATTTGCCCTTTTGAGCGACTGCAATAAGAAGAGCGGCGCTTTGCAGATTTACTCCCCTTCTTAACATCGCCCGTGACCGCTGTTTTTAACTTGCTTCCAGGGTTCTTTCTTCTATAAGCAGCAACCCCAGCCTTAGTCATTCCCGCTCCAGAACTTGTGGAGCGGAAATTCTTTTTGTTGCGTTTTGGCATGTTACTTTTTGCACGAGCCATTTTTTATCCTTACGACAAAAACACAGTCAATTCGTTGCTTGATCCTGTTATTGCAGAAACATAAACACCGTTAGTGGCAATAATCCCATCGTCAGGAATATAAACACCGTTAAAACCCTCTGGAAACTTTTGAGTTAAGAGAGTAGCCCCTCCGTTCCCATCAGTGATCGTAAACGCGCCAGCAGCCGCACCATATATAGTTATGGCACGAATGCGAGAACGAGAAGGGCCAACAGCCTGTGCGCCGCCGCTTTGCAGGACATTATAGGCGGTTACTGGACCAGCCATATTATCCTCCTACTATGCTAAGTTATTGTTCTGTTGATACAGAATAGTAAACCGAACAAGACCTGCGTTTGTTGCAGCAGAAGCCGTTACAGTCAAACGCCTGTCTGACACACCAGTATCCTGCCAAGCTAACGCAGCACCAGCCTGAGTTGTCGGGTAAACTCGACCAGCGTCTGTTCCAGATGCAAAAGTGTTCAAAATTGTAGCTGCACCACCTGCCGTATCACCGATACTAAGATTAGTCGCTCCACTTGCTGCGGTAATAATGTCAATTACACAGTCAATGATTTGAGAGTTTGCAGGGATAACAACATTAGTAACCTGCGCTGCAACCGCACCGCCAGAAAGGTCTAATGAAAAAGTCTGAGCCATAACAACTTGACCAACGTTTGCAACGTCAGTGCCTACTGTTGTGCCTGTTGTGTTCTTGATTGTTCCGGCCCTAATAGGTCCAGAGAAAGTAGTAGTAGCCATTATAATCTCCTGTCGTGGCTAGTGTCAGTCCCACAATAGGACTGTCAGGGTAAACACACTATACAACAAAAAAAGGCGGCTGTTAAGCCGCCCTTTTCGTATAATTGTTCGCTTATGCGCCCGGTGAACCGAACACTGCGCGAGGGTCACTAAAGCCGAAGCTGTAACGCTCACGAGCTTTAAACCGCATGTTACCTGAATCAAAATCAGCTTCCATGTTGGTTGAAAGCGCAGTCCGCTCAAAGTGCTTAAAGCCGTTTGGAGCGTCAGTCTTAATGAAGAACGCATCAGGGTCTGTCAGGAAGTGGTTAATTGTGTAACCCTCCGGCAACATACCCATGTTCTTCATTGCGTTTACATCGTTGTCGGCTGTGCCAACGCGGAGTGTAGACTCAAGAAGACGATCAGCAACAAACTGAAGCTGTGGTGGAACAAACAATTTCATGCCACGAAGGGCAATGATCATGTTCCGCTCATCAACGAATGTTGAGATGTCAATTAAGGCATTCTCAAGCGAAGTTTCGTTAAGGTCAGCGGCAGTTGCAGGCTCATTGCGGAAAGTTCCGCCTTGGGCAAGCGGGTGAACAGCAGAACAAAGCTCAACGCCATCACCGCCAGTAAAGTTGGCGTTAAATGCGTTGTTCAGTGTTGCAGCAGCTTTAACCTGCTTTGTATGAGCCATTGAACGTGCGAGTGCGCGAGTGTAACGTGCGCCCAGACGATCATACAGGTTGTCTTCCATAGCTTCCTCAGTTAACGCAAACGCAAGAGCGATTGTCTCATGCGAATAACGTGCTGTGTAAGCTTCTGAGGCGTTGTCGAAATTGACTCCAGCGCCTTCTGCTTTGGTTTGTGCATTTCCAAAACCAACGAGCATTACCTCTTCTTCAAATGCACGATCTGAAGATTCGGTGTCGTAGATTTCAGCATGCTCGGCTTCGTAACGATCATATTCCATTCCGAATAGAGCGTTAAGGCCGGGTTCTAGCTCTTTCGCTAGTTGAGCGCGAGAAATAGCCATCAGTCAGCCTCCTTATGCCAAGCCAGTAGTGCCAGCACTAAACAAATGGTTGTTGATAACAACAATTACATTTGTATTAGCAGAGCCAACATCACTGTTCTCTGGGTCAGTGGAAATGTCGATAGCCTTGAGAGGCAAGCCAGCGGTAGTCGCGCCAGTTGTCACATCAATCTCTGTGCGAGATATGCCAGAAGCAGTGCTTCCAGCAGTAGCATCAACAATATCGAAATTACCAAACAGATCCGCTACAGGGAATGCGGCATCAGCTTGAATTTCGTAGACAGCATGAGGTGCGTCAATAACGGAAGCTTCAATGTCAGCAGCATTTGTAGAGGCTGGGTAAAAATTGGAAAAAGTTTCTTTTCCAGTAGTTGGATCAGTGTAGCGGCATCCGTTGAAAACACCCAAAACAAGATCCGTATTGCCAGCCGCGATACGCTCAATACCACCACCAGTGACAGCTTTTACGATGTCACCTTGGAAGATTGAAGTACCATAGTTAGCCGCAATGCGGTATTTGTTCTGCATGCCAATCAGATCGGAGCCATTACCTGAACGCGAAAGGCGTAGGCCAAAAGCGGCATCTTGATTAGCCATCTTTTTATCTCCTAATTGTCAGCTACCCCTTTGGGTCCACCAAAGGACACAGAGGAGCTACGTTGTGGTTTTAGCTTTGGCATCGCAGCATTGGACTCTCTCATCCAATCACGATCCACAGCCTCCATTTGGTTTTGCGTTGTATTCTGATAGTGAGAATTACGCTGATCCGCGATTTCTTCTGGTATTCTGGCTAGAACCAGACCACCAACGCCAATCACGCCTGCATTTTTTCCCTCATCAATGACGGGGGCATCAAACTCAGGGTGGTCTTCTGCTTTCACAAGCTCCCATCCTTCACGGCGGCGTTTGTGAACATTGTTACGATCATCGTATTCCATAACAGATTCACGAATCCACCTATGCTTGTAACCAATAGGTGCTTCTGGTGCTTCAAGGGCTGAAGGCGGTTTCCAATCGGCAACTCTCGCTTGTTGTTCACGGGTTTGCGACTCCCGGTTTGTGCGATCAGACATTACGCTTGCTTCCTTTCCAGTTTAGCAACCTCTTTGGCATACCGCTCAAGAGGAATTTTCATTTTTTTGGCAAAAGCCACTTGTCCCGGCGTTAATTCCACCGTCTTCTTCCGCCCACTTTTGGTAGCTGACCGTCCACTGGACGCAGGAGTAACTGCTTGGGCGTTCTGCCGTTGCTCCTGAAACTTGTGAGGAAATTCTTTGCGAATACGGCGATCAATTTCCTGATAATATTCATCTGGGTTTTCACTAGGATTAAACCCTTCATTAACAACAATCTGTTCATGTATAACTTTTGCGCCAACAGTCATAATAGCGTCACCGTTATCACCAAACCAAGGATTTTTTTCCATCCAGCTTGTAAGCCTTTGATCAGGCCGTCTTGACTGTTGTTGAACTTGTTGTTGCGGCTGTTGAGCAACCTGCTCTTGTTGAACAGCTTCGCGCTCTGACCGCGCCCTTTGTATTCTTAAACGCTCTTTGTCTATAGCAAGCTGTGACATTGTTGATTGCGCTTCAGCAACCTTGTCCATGTCTCCTGCGTCAAAGGCATCTTTCATAACTTTTTTAACAGCAAGCTCTTGGCTTTCAACACGAGATCCATACTCGTTTATATAGCCCTTATCTAAATCAGAGAGCTTCTTCTTCATCTCTTCATTTTGTTTCTGGACTTGCTGTGCATATGTATAAGCAGCTTCGGCCTCTTCAATGGCCTGCTTTCTTTTAGCAGTTAGCTGATTAATTCTTTTCTGGACATTATCGCTGTAATTTTCAAGCTCTGAATCTTCAGCGCCGTCATCAGATTCCCGTACAATTGTTCGGGTTTCTTCATTTTTTTCGGAAACAGAAACTTCTTCAGATGACAAATTATTGTCATCATCAAAGTCAAAAGACACGCTCTCTTCAATTTCTGTTTTTTCAGCTTCTTGATTTTCATTCATATCCATGTCTCCCACTATACATAAGAAATATCGGCTGGGTCAAGTATTGTAGCGATAATGTTATCATCATTGATAAGTCTTACCTCTAAACCGTCAACTTTAAACCTATTTCCAGCATATCTTCCCATTAATACCCATGATTTCTCACCACACCAAGGCCCAGACGGGAACTTGTTTGCGTCCAAATAGGCATCAGGGCCAACTTTAACAACGTAAGCTGCAACTGTTGCAAAGCTTTCGCGTTCACGAACAGAGTCTGGAATAATAATTCCACCAGCAGACTTCTTTTTCATGTAATAGGGGATCACAAGAAGGCGATAACCGACAGGTTGCGGTAATCTGTCTATCGCAGACACATCCATCTGCGAAGGATCTTCTGTATTCTTTTGATTTGGGTCTTCTAAATTTTCAAACCCTTTTGATATTGCCGTTGGTACCGGGCTGGACTCAACGCTCTTTGCCATCCTCTCAGGGACGAATAGTTTTTTAGCCATCTTCTAGCTCTATGCCTTTCATCGCGGATTTGATCAAATCTTCAGAGTAGGTTAATCCGCGTATTTGCCCTACTATGAATCGGTAGTCGTTCCAATCTCCTACCGAGCCATCAGCCAGTCGCTGCGTATAATCAGCCTTTTGCTGGCGTATGTCCTTCAACATGTATTCCGCTAATTGTATAGCGTCCATTATTTCTTACCAAAAAACTTTGTTGCCGCTCTTGTTCCAAAGCTTGCGCTTACGATAATTCCAAGCGTGTATCTGTAATATTCCGGCATGGCATTCAATGCTGTGAACCCATCCGTTACTATCTGTCTACCCCATTCTCCGCAGAATGCCAAGATTAATGGGACAGAAAACAAAATTGTAAGCCACTCGTCTTTCCAGCTATTTGCAGATGCGTCAGCCATTTTAAGATCCCAGTCGATCTCTCCCGTGGCTTTCTTCTCCATAATAACAGCTTCAGCCTTGGCTTTCGCAACCTTTGCGCCTGCCTCCGCTTTCTTAGTCTCAACCTTACCCTCAAGCCATGTTGAGGCAAGGTTCCCTAATGGTCCTATAAGAGCCTGTATCATTCTATGATCCTCACAATATAGTTTGTGCCATCTGTGTTCTTTGATACCTCAACTGTCTT